TTCCGTCGCCTTCAATCTTTTCTCCATCATCTCCAAATACCATTCCAACATTGTTGGGTAAATTTACATCAGATGTTGCTGTTAGCGCGATGTCCGCTCCGGATGTAATGGTTAAATTTGTACTGTCGCCTTCAATCTTTTCACCCGTGCCAAATGTTATTCCTACATTGGCTGGAATGACAACATCCGCAACGGCTGTCAAATTAATGTTATTGCCAGCGATTGTTAAATCTGTTCCGTCACCTTCAATCTTTTCACCATCATTGCCGAATGTTAAACCGATGTCTGATCCAATGTTAATGTCACCGCCACTGCCAACTGTGATTGACAAGTCAGTTCCATCTGATTCAATTTTTTCTGTTGTAGCAAATGTAACTCCAACGCCTGACGGTATGTTTACATCCGCAACGGCTGTCAAGTTAATATTATTACCAGCGATCGTTAAGTCTGTTCCGTCTCCTTCAATCTTTTCTCCGTCATTACCAAAGGTCATTCCAATGTTTGCTGGAATATTAATATCCCCAGTAGATCCAACTGTAATTGATAAGTCTGTCCCGTCTGATTCTATTTTTTCTGTTGTAGCAAAAGTTAGTCCAACACCAGATGGAATATTAACATCCGCAACTGCGGTCAAGTTAATATTATTTCCACTGATAGTTAAATCTGTTCCATCTCCTTCAATCTTTTCTCCATCATTGCCAAAAGTAACTCCAACATTTGCTGGAACATTAATATCTGAAGTCGCTGTCAATGCAATATCAGCACCAGAGGTGATAGTTAAATTTGTACTGTCCCCTTCAATCTTTTCTCCCGTGCCAAAAGTAATTCCTACATTGGCTGGAATAACCACATCAGCCGTAGCTGTTAAATTAATATTATTTCCACTGATAGTTAAATCAGTGCCGTCACCTTCAATCTTCTCTCCATCATTACCAAAGGTCATGCCAATATTGGCAGGAATATTGATATCAGCGCCAGAAGTTAAATATAAATCCGTTCCGTCACCATAAATATATTCTCCACCTTCATCATAAAAATATATTCTTTTGGAACTATCTACTACAACATCATCTTCAATCTTAAGATGATCCTCATCTTCCATCCATGTAATGACACCGTCACTTGTTTCACCATCAAATTTTAAAGAATAGTCAACACCTGCCGCACCTCTACCTAGAATAAAGTCATTGCTTCCGTCTAGATGACCAACCTTGCTTGCCGGCAATGTTGCAAAAACATCTTTTGTGCCAGCACTGAAAGTTACAGCAGAATCACTGTTCGAGCTTGCAATAACGGTTGTTCTTGCTAAGGTATCAGTTGAAGCATCAGTTACAGTTCCAAGACCGGTCTCCCATTCCGCTTCATCACGGTTGACAATGGCATAATATGTCGTGTTGCCATCACCAATTCCCGCAACAAAAGTCTGGAATCCTGAAACAGCTCCGCTTAAATCAAGCGTACCTGTTCCAGTCGTTGTCGATGTTTCCTTTACTCTGTCATCTAATACTAGAGCCATAAATTAATCTCCTATGCCAGCCTTAAAATAGCATTACTTGAGTCTGCTGCTGGGAATTGAATTGTAAACGTTCCGCTTGTTGACGTCTTGTCGCCACCAAAATCCAACACACATACTGCCTTGTTAGAATTACTACTATTATAAATTACTGCGCCTCTTGCCGTGATTGTCGCTGATGTAAATGATATATCAGAAAAATCACAAAGAGCAGTTGTTCCTGAAGTAGTTGGTGTTACACTTGTTAGCGATCCACCACCAGCTGTATAAGTTCCTGAAGCAGAAACTTCATTTGAACTTGAATAAGCGGTTGTAGAAGCATCTAACGAAGCTGAACTTGAATACAATGCAATTTTAAAAGTGTCACCAGTTGTAGCCGTAAAATCATGTCCTTCGACAAGTATTTCCTGTTTAAAACTGGTACAGACAGCTTGGGTTATTGCCATGTTCTATCCTCCTGTGGATTTCTGTTCTTGCTGCAAAGGAATCCTTAATTCCCCTTGCATATACTCATCTCTTCTATGCTTTCCAGATTGTTCAATAGCCAATCCTTGAATGGCACGTTGATATGATTGTTCATATAATTGCAGCATTTCAGCTGGTCCCTTCAAGAATTTGAAGGCTTCGGCAAGACATCCATATAATAATGCTGATGGAGCATTGTTGCCCAACCATGTAGTTGTATTACTACTGGAAAGTCTTGTTGATAATCTAGTAATTCCTACCTCTATATTATAAGCCGAATCCGGCGTTGGCGCAAGGTAAATTGTGTTATGATCCCACCATGCCCAGTATTTTGGCGTGCTAGTGGATGTTCTATTGGGCCAATATTCATTCATGTAAGAAACATCTTTTTGCTCCAAGAATGTTCTTGTTGCCGCACCAGAAGCAGGCCAAATATGTACTGTTCTAATTGTAGCAAGTGAAGTTGGATCCGGTGAAGACCCACCAGGTAATGATACAAAAGGACTGTCTGCTGTTACAGTTGCATATTGATATGATCTAAATGCGTCAATATCAACATCCCTTAATATCCTGTTTTCAGTATGCTCAATAAAATCATCTGTAATAGTTGAGGATAATACATCTGTACTTGTTTCAGTATAATTTAAAATCTGTGTTGTTAATTCTGCGTATGTAGTCATTAATTACTCAATGTTGCTGGTCCAGCAGAGGAATATCCTCCACCGCCATTTCCTGTTGTTCCTGGCGTCGTTGACACCGTGAAAGTATAAAAATCATCATCTGTCTTTGTGATGCTATATCCATCTGAATCTTCTAATTCAGTCACAGAAGCTCCGAATAAAGCTCCAGTAACATCCCTAAATCTTACAGTATCACTACTAGATCTTCCGTGATCTGGTTCAAATACTGATACTGTTGTACTACTAGCTGTAAACCTAAAAGGATTACGAGGAAGTAAAGTTGCAACTGCACTTTCTGTTCTAGCTGGCCTTGCAAACTGCAATGCTTCTGTATCAGACGCATGTCTTTTAGGATTGTCCTGTGCTGTTTTTGGTTCAAATTCACTTTTATGAACGCGTGAACCATTCCACTCCTTTACCATTTCATTATAGGGGAAGGCCATTCCACTACGATCAGAAATAAATTTAGCGTATTTTCCTTTAGCGTAAGCCATTTACCCTACCATTTAGAATCTTTAGGTCCAACCCAACTATACTTACCACCTTTAGTAGCCGCACCCATTCCTTGCGTAGTTCCTTTAACAGTACCTACAGCAATAGAGACAGCTTTTTCTTTTTCCTTAGGGCTAGCATCAGGAATTGAGATAGTCCCTCTATCACTCCAATTTCCTTTTACTCCACCTTTAGAACTTCTTCCGGCGTTAGAATCCTTGTTCCAATTTGGATTACTCATTTTTCCTCCTTTTTACATTCGCAGTTTGTGCATTGACAATTGTCTTTACAATCGCAATCACAACCGCATTTTTCACATTTTACCACATTTCCTCCTACGGTATATATGCCTGTGCTGGTTCAACTCTGAACGATGTTCGTTCACGGTCATTATCCGCAGCACGTTCAAATTCTTCATCATACACCGCTTTTAAGTTTGCACTTAACATTGGCGCTTTCTTTAAGCTTATATAATAAGCCAATCCTGCAGTCAAACATGGAAGAAAATAGAAAGGTACATCAGCATTGTTGATGTAATCACCAGCATCCTGTATTCTTCCAATATAAAAATATTTGAATATGTAAGCCTTATCCGGACTTGGATATAGAAACAATGTCATGTCATTTTCAGGACGACCAGTTGAAGAAGATCCCCCAACAGTGACTTGTCCTGGAATTAAAGCAAATTGTACAGGTCTTCCATCGCCACTGGATGAATTTTCCTTCTTGCTTAAATTTAAATATTCAGTTCTAGAAATTCTGTTCATGGCAACATCTGTTGTGTTGCTGTCACCTTCCAAATTAGATGTAGCACCAGCAGTAGTTGTTACCACCGCATCCACTATATCTACTACCTTCTGATCAATTGAATAGTAATTTGTACCAGCTGTTAGAGTCTGCGTTGCATACTCTATGGTCCATAGATTCAATCCACGATTAGCCCATTCTGAAAACATCAAGTTTAAAGAACGCTTGGCTGATTTTAAATCATAGCCTTCACGTACTTCTAATTGACAACGCTCATGCGCTTCCTGGATTATTTCCTCTATTGAGAGGTTAAATGTTTGAGTGCCTGAATAAGCCATTTAAACCCCTTAATAATTTTTAGATAGTTCTAATACAATAGTATAGTGATCTAAATTAGTGTGACCA